TCAGACTCTGGCTTATCCTCTTTGCAGTCCCCGCAGATCATCTTCATTGGAATGGTAATCATCGGCGCGTTTTAGCTTTAGGTGCTTTAACTGCTTTGCCAGTTTGGCGGATCCATCGTCCGGGCGGACGCCGATGAAATAGCCATGCTCCCTGTATGGTGAATCCATGTCACAGTGAGCACCTCGATGCTCAACGTCATTTTCAGGCAGACTGCTATCCCAACCATGCTTGTGATATCGTCCGCAATGGTTACACCAGACGCGGATCACGTGCCCGAAACTGCAAATGTCGCCAACGAGTAATGGCCGGGCGTTCTTATTGTGTCTCTTCATTTCAACTGTATGTAATTCACGTGCACCAGTCCCTGGTCAGGATCGGCCAGTTGCTCAAATGCATATGAGCTGAGATCCAGCTCTCTCCCGGCAATGAACGGGCCACGGTCATTCACGGTCACGATGACATGCTTGTCGGGAGTAAAGACCAGCAGCCTGGTTCCGAATGGTAGCTCTCGATGGGCACAAGTCATGGCCGATGGATCGTAGGGCTCTCCGCTCGCTGTAGGGCGGCCACGGTAGGGCTCCCCATACCAGGAGGCGACAAGCAGACATAGAATTGGGATTTTCATACGCGAGGAAAAAATGGGGGTGGGGGTGTTCGATCGATGATTGGCTGCTGGGGGCCCCTACCCCACTACGCTCTCAGTAACCTGTTTTCGCTATGTATCTTGGGTACAGTCTTATTGATCGTCTTTATTATCAACAGGTTCCACATCAACAACAACTGATTGATCATCAGCCGAGTCGACCATCTGTCTGGTTTGATGAAGCTTTTCAAGCAGTTGATTGGGCCCATGTGTGTGAGCGATTGATCCACTTTGTTCTACCCTTTTCGTCGGCGCATACTCATCCGGGAACAGAACACCTAGCATTTCCATAGCCATGCGCGGTGTCTTCGGCATCCCTGACCAAACCGTGTTTATCAATATCTCCCTGTTAAGAGCTCGAGCCTGTTCCACTGCTGCATCGAAGTCTGGATACTTAGCTTTCCATCTGCTGAATGTTTCTGGACTTACCCCAATCATTCGAGCCACTCCAATCTGTGACATGCCTTTGATGAGATGGCGGATGATCACTCTGACGTTGTCCCGGTTGTATCTGTCCTGGTCTCTTAGGATCTTCTTGGAAGCGTCTTTAGCACTCTGAGGGATCATCTCCTCAATGTTATCTTTATACGGTTCAAAGATCTCCTGGATGTTGTCTGGTTGGACAGGATCCAGTGATGGAGTTTTAACAACTAGTGCAGGTCTTTTAGTCTTAGTTGGCTTTAAATGCTTCATAATCGCTCGAGGATGCTTTGTGAGCGCGTTTCGTTTGTTTTAGGTTAAATCATACTACACAGTGTTTAACACCCTCTTAAATCAAAGATCTGACATTCTTGTAAGACCGCTTCCAAAGCTCAACGTAGTCAGTCTCATCTTTACCGTGAGGATCCCTAGCGTAAACGATTACCCAATCAGCGCCTCCTCGGTCCATGTCCCTGGCAACTCGATCTAGCATCCATGCCTCTGAGCGCGGATGATAACCGTAGGTGAAAGCGAAGTAGCCCCGGTTGATTGCCTCTTCAGGCTCGAGCACTTCTCTCTCTCTACCGTTTACCGTGAGTGTGTTCATCTCAGTGAATAGTCTTTAGTTCTGATATCGACCACGTAGCTTCCGCCCCTAGCCATCCTCGAGGCGATGCGCCGATCGAGTGTGGCTATATCTACAGCTCGTTTGTTCGAGGTAACGATCGTCCACCGCCCTACTCGAGATCCCAGGAGGTTGTGAAGTTTCTCCGTTGAGAACTCTGTCTGGTTCTCAGCGCAGACCTCGTCGAGGACCAGATACTTCCACCTCATCATGTCCCGATACCGGTTGTATGCGTTACCGCTCCGGAGATCTTCGACTAGCTTTGGCCAGTAGATCCACTGAGGAACGTATTGAGCTTTGTCCTCAAAATCCTCTTTCTTGCTTAACCAATTCCACAGCGCTTTGGCAATGTGAGTCTTTCCGGTTCCTGATGAGCCCAGGAGAGATAACCATCGAGGTTTCTCACCATCCCGAACATCTCGAGCCCACTCCGCCGAGACTCTGACCATTCGCTCAACCTCCTCGTCAAGTAGCTGTATTTTGAACCACTCTGCCCACTTCCGCAAAATCACTGGCGGACGCGTCTTCGTTGGCGTTTCCTCGATTCCGGTCAACTTCATGACCGCCTGTCCTATTTGTTTTGCCTCTGCCATATCCTCGTTTCTCCCATGTTCGTAAAACAAACCACCATTGAATGGGTTTGCCGTTCTTGTTTATCCAGAGTTGTTGTCCCTCGTGGTAGTCGTAGAAATTAGTTCCTAAGTCCTGTGAAATTTTCTCGCGATCGCAAAAATCGAGAACGTCTTTGAGAGTCGGAGATTTATGCAATGATAGTTTATTAGAGTTAGTGTTAGTGTTAGATATAGTATGCTTATGGGTACCCTCATGGGTTCGCTTTGAGGTACCCTGTAGGGTTCGCTTAGGGGTAGGCTTTAGGGTAGGCTTTAGGGTTCCCTGCTTCACTTTGGCCCCTCTTTTTCCAGCTTCCCGGCACTTCTCAATGAACTCTGCATGCTCTTCAGCCTCCCTGATTAGTCGATTGCATTTGACTTGTATCTTATCGCCAACCTCGATCTCGCAGACCTGTGAAGTCTGTATGTCGGAGATCAGCTCATGCATTTTTTCAGTATCCACTCCCCATAGCCGGGAGAGTTGACTCTCACTCAGCTCGGCTGCTCCTGGCGTTGACTGAGCGTTAAGAAAGCAGAGCAAATCGATCCAGGCGCCTTTAGCCTCGTTGCTCATTATCCTGGTAGATGATAACCAGGCATCACTGTAGAACCGTATGTATTTCACAGCTCTCCTCGTTTTCTGAGCTCGCTTTCCAGAGCGACAAAGCTACGTCGAAAGTTTCGATCGGTCCTCAACCATTCGTTAGCTCGCTTGTAGGCATTATGACTGGCGCCATGAGTCTGCTTAAAGACATGAGCCAATTGCGGGTAGCTCAAAGTCATTATATCTCGAAGCACTTTTGTGGCAGCGGCCCGAGCCTGGATTGTCCGAACGTCCCTAGTCTTGTTGAAGAGCTCGTCCTGGCTCATGTGAAAGTGTTTCGCTACTATTTTTAAAAGTTTGACTACATGATCTGTTGTATTCATTGAGTATATCTCTATCGAAGTTTGTGTTTTTGAAGTTGGTTATGTATGCGTGGGGTTTGATCAGATCGACGCTGGTTTCGCTTATGTCATCGTCGCCGCTATCGTCAGTGTCCGGCGCCTGTATCCGCCATACGTGAGCACCGTGTTCTGCCAAGAATTCAGCCTCATAGGGAAACCGAACATCATCGATGAGCAGTGTATGGAATGCTGGCATCCGCTTCTGCCATTCAGCCCACATTATGTCCAGCCAGACTGTCTGGCCGTAGACCTGCTTGCCTACCTGCCCTACCACTTGATAAACTGGCCGGAGATATTCTTTTTTGGATTCGTCATACGGCCCAAAGATCTTGGCAACTTCGCGCTTGATAGGATCCGAAATGCTCATCCTGATCGCCCCAGCGCCCAAATGTTTTTCTAGGATTCCGGCCGCTGTACTTTTGCCGGAATGCTTCTTACCGCTTATTGCTATTATCATAAAATTAAATGGGGGACGCACTCGCGCCCCCCTCACCGGTTTCAACTTATCTCAGAGATTTTCTTCTCAATTGTTCCGGCGAAATCTCCACGGGTTGCTGCAAAGAAAGTGTCTGGCGATGTCATGATTACCCACTCGCCATGGTCCTCTCTCCAGGCAACAGCCCAATGTTCACAACCATAGCGAGAGCTATCAGCTTTTGCTTGGGAGATAGCGTCTCGCAGGTTGAGTTTGTTAACTCTTTTGACCTCCCAGTGTATTGGCAAATCAGCGCAATGTATGTCCGGTGATGGAGTTCCATCATCGGTCTGAGCGCTGTATTGAGATCCGCGCCGAGCTGGATACCCGTAGTGTATTAGCACCTGGGCAAACTCGCGCTCACCTCGTTTGCCTTTGTTGCGGGAGTGAACCATGATCAGAATGGTGGAATATCATCAGCGGTGACTTTAGGCGCCGGGCGTGACTGCTGCTGCTGATCATCGCCCATGAACTCTTTCTTGGTAACAGTGATGGTCAACGTCTGTTCACCGTCATCGTTTTTGTTCACCCATCCCGCCAGCTCGACAGTATCTCCGGCTTTAAGATCTTCCATAATCTCAACTTTGGAATTACTCAGTGACGGTCCTCGTCTGGGGTTTCCGTTTTCATCCTCGGTTGCGTTTTTAAACAACCGTCCGCTTGCTATTTTCGTATACTTATGTGGCATATTATTTTCTCGATTTGGTTAGTGTCTGTGATGGTTTGCCGGGGATAATGAATTCACCGCTCAACTCCTCCCCGGTGCGAAGCTGAAAAGTTGACTGAAGAGCTTTAAGATTTACTGAGCAGCACTTGAGGAAATCATCAGCGCTCATGGTTTCTTTTAGATCCTCCCAAGCTTTAAGCGTGTCGACTTTACTTGAACCTTTACGGTCATAGACTTTGTAGCCACTGACCTCAACGCCCTCTGCAATGAGCTCTTTAATCCTGGAGCTCGCTCGCTTTTTCATGTTCTCCAGAAAAGACAAGTCATCCATGATCTCTCCGAGTGAATCCGGTGAGTTCCAGACTCCGGCCCAATCGGTTTGCCATGTCCTGAGTAGGATCCCCTGCACCTGTCCGCATGTCTCATAGTGAGCGCATCTCCCGCACTGAACCCCAGTGTTTCTGGTGCCCGTTGAAATGTGGTGTAGAAGTTTCTTTACTTCGTTTAACACCTCGGCGCGAGAAAACTCATAGGTTCTCAGTGACCGCTTGTCCCAGTAAATAAAATGCAGAATGCAGCGCTCGATGTTATCGTCTTCCTGGATCATGGCGTTGGCATAACCTACCAACTGGATCCACTGTTCCTCGTTACCCTGGCCGCTCTTGCCATCACAAATAACGATCGTCGTTGGATTTTTATACCAGCATGCATCGAGGTAACCGAAATACTCCGGTGTCTCTGAATTGATTTCCTGCTCCCACTCAACGTTGGCAGCATCCGCCAGTGAGTCGACCACTCCGGCCGCCCATGCAGCGTTGGCGACTTCCTCTGGATCCGAGCCCTCTGGCAAATCCTGGTTCGTTCCAATGAGTTCCCAGTATTTATGAATGCGAGTCCCGCGCTCCGCCGCCGGGGATGATCCGCCAGTTGATTTATAATCCGCGCACCGGAGTAGGTCCGGCCATTTGCTGCATCCAAAATCGTGATGTTTTCTTTCCGAGCTCATAATCAATCGAATGTGAATTTAGGATCGGTTCCAGGCACTTTACGTGCAGCGTTTTTGGGCTTGCTAGTCACTCCTCGGCGTTGATTTACCGATGAGCTTTGAGCTACGTTCCCATCATCATCCTCCTCGGCCGCTATGCCTAGCGCACTTTGTAGAGCGTAGCGCCGGGCATACGTGAATGCGGATCCGAAAGATTGTGGTTTGCTAATATCACATGGAAGCTCGAGCTCATCCGAGATGCTTGCGCCATCTTCGTGGCCGATAACCGTCCGCACTTTCACGCCACGCTCGGTAGTCGAATTCCATTGAGTGATTGATATTCCGCACGCTCCAAAAGTTGGAAGAGCAATTTTTAGGATATCGTCGAGTGTCGCATACTTGCTCCTGAAGTGTGGGTTCAGCCCGCTCTTGGGAATCGTTTTTAATTTGGTTTGAGCTTTCGCCAGCGCTGCCCATAGTTTTGCGATTTTATCGTTCTGATCTGTTGTTGCGTTATCTGTCATATTATTGATCTCTTTTAATTCCAGCATCGTTATCGTCTTCTGTTTTTATTCCTCCCAGGACGCATCCTCCGAGGACGATGATTCCGAGGACCGGGATGATTTGTACCAGTTCCATATTCTCTCAAGTGCTTGTGTCTCGTGTTCACCTGGCAACCGTTGCTCCAGCAGTTGCTGGTAAACCTGGCTTTCGAGCTTAATTTCGGTGTGTTTCATTTTGATTGGTGTTAAACGGTGTCAATAATCTGATGGCAAATTGTTAATATGTCAAATTTATTTTTGCGATGTATAGTGTTTTATTAGAGCTTATTACATTGTATAATTAGATCCTATTTGTAATTAATACTTGAACGGTGTTAACAAGCTGTTAATATCTAACAGTGGCGGGAGTGCAAACTGAGGGCGGCCCTGGGGCCAGTTTTAAAATGCAACCAAGTAACGAAAATGCCTAATAAAAGAGATCCAAATAAAGCCATGGTTGGCCTGTGGCTTAATAAAGAAATCCGTGACGAGATCAAAGCGTTCGCGGATGAAGAAAACCGAAATCTTTCCAATATGATTGAAACTGTTATGAAGTCATGGTTGAAGCGTAAGCGGCGGGGTGCGACAATCCCTGACCAACCCCTGAATTAGTTGGAAATTTATTCAGTTCGTCCGCTCGTAAATACCAGGTCCTATTTGCTGCTTGCATATACGGCCTGGTAATCTTTTTGCCGGGAGCCCAGCCGAGATATTTGATGGTTGGATACCCAGTTGCCAGGACGTAAATCAGATCATCCTCCATGTATTTTTGAGGAACAATTAGTTTGTCTCCTCGCTTACTCCACTTGACTTCGATGTTTGGGGGAACATCTGGTTGACCTCTCAGACCATATAAAAAACCGTTGCCCATCTCCAAATTCATGCCAGCTTCGGCCAGGTAGCTTGCCATGCGGCGATACACTCTGAGGTTCCAACTCTGGCTATCAAACTTGCGATCCACCGCGCTCGCTTTCATGAGCGCCGGGTTCGTCAATACGTCCAGGTAAACTGAAGTGTGCTGAGATGGGGTTGGCTTATAGTGCATAAAAATGTGGGGAGAGTCGCCTCCCCCCACTGCAACAACAACAGTGTAAATCAATACTATGAATAAACCCGGTTGCCTCAAGATTGTAATAAACTTCAAGCGGTGGTTGATTACGTTAGGTGTTATACGGTGTTTCACAAGTTATGCAAGAATTTTTATTTCAACAGGCTTTGCATCGATGATATCAGCGTAATATTTACTGGTCAGATCCGGCGAGTGATGCCCCAGATATTTTTGCGCGTGAAAGATTCCGAGCTGAGTTGCTACGTTTGCTCCGTAGTATTTTCGTAGCTCATGAAATGACTTGGATCCACCAATACCACACTCCCGAATAATACGCGCTACCTCGTCCGGATATACTCTGTACCTGCTCGTGTATGCGCCGGGGACAATGTAATCAGATGCGCCCTGAAACGATCGCAGATGCTCAATCTGAGCTGCTGAGAGGGGCACTAGCCGGGATCGTCCGGACTTGGTTTGGAAGTCTCCATCGTTTTGAATGAGGATCCCCTGGGGAGTTAGCCAATCCCACTTGGCCGCTGCCACTTCGCCGCGTCTGAGCCCGGCATGGAGTGACAGGTAATAGCTTATGTATGCACCGGGGCTAGTGTCTTTAAGTTTCTCGCAACGCTCGATCGCCTGGCGAATGGATTCGCGCTTGTCGACAACCGTGTATTGCACTGTCCCGCACCTAAGCGAACGCACCCGCTTAAAGTCGCTGACATGCTCGGGGATGGTCTTGTAAGTATCGAGAATCCGCTCACTGTAAATCGATTTTACTGAGCGCAAAATACTGTTAGTCGATCTGGCAATACGGTCTCGATCACTAGCAGAAATGCCGCGCAAACGGCGTTGCTGGAATTCAATCGCCGAGCGCTTGCTGAATGCTTCGCTGGCTTGCGTCTCCCAGTCCAGCCCGAGTGTCTGGAGGTAGTTTTTGACGAACCCGACAACGCCCTGTTTGGTCTTTGGCCGGGAGTCCTGATTGTAGTCCAAGTAATGATTGACCGCTGATCGAACGGAAGCGCCTCGGGCCCGGTCTGCCTGGATTTTTAACGCCAGCTTTCGGGGAGCAATTTCCCAGGCGTCAGACTTGTTGGAAGTGCCGGTAGATACTGTATAGACTGTACCCTGTTTGGAGGTTTTCGCAGACCACTTTTTGCCGCGCTTGAATAGAGAGAACTTTTTTATTTTCATATTGCTTGCGTTGTTGTTCTTGCAAGCAATTGAAGTGCCCCCTGAAAAAATGGTACACCCGTAGGGAGTCGAACCCCAAACCTCCTGATCCGTAGTCAAGCGGAGAGATTGCTTACAAGAGCTATAACTTACACTGCTTTCAATAACTTGTCAATAGCCTGACAATACGGTGTTTAATATTTTTAGGCACAAAAAAACCGAGGCTTAACCTCGGCTGATTTGGTTGTCTTATGAAACCTGGTTGATACTTATTCCCAGCGCCCTAACGAAGTGCGGGTTACCGGGAACATCGTCTTCGCCCCACTTCACATGCCCCTGCTCTGATGTATCTTTGACATGCCATGTGATTGCTTTCTTTAGTGCCTGATCGGCGCTTGTCGCATTAAGTCTGTATTCATTATCTCTCCACTGGGGAAACTCAAATTTCACGCTATATCTCTTCATGCTGCGACCTCCTCACGATCAGCCCAAAGCTCATTGACTTTCTTGTCGAGAGCTAACCGTATAATGTGATAACTCACCAGAGTGCAGTGCTTCCAGAAGTCCGAAGTGTCGCTGCCCTGGTCTTCCACCTCGGTAATAGCGTCAGTGACTAGTGAGTTTTCGCAGTCACTCACAACATCAATTAGCCGAAGAGCTTTACCGTAATATATCACATACTCCGAATCATTGGCGTCATCCCAGGTTTGATCGAGGCTGGATTCTAGAGTCTCGTTATTGTCAACGATCTCCTGTGAGACCAGTTCGATGTATTTGTAAAATTGATTTATGTGATTCATTTTAATCTTTCTGTTTGTTGTTGGTTGCTGGGGGCCGAAGCCCCCGGTTGGGGTTATTTCACACTGAAAAAGAATGGGGAATTTATTACCTCTCTGCCGTCAATATCTGTAATGTTTCCATTTCTGTCGCGCGTATAGCGTCCATCTTCAGCAAGAGCTCGTGTGATATCATCAGAAGTATTTACTTCTAGGCAATCTTCAATGATGATGGTGTTGTCTCGGCAATCTGTAATGGTGAGGGTGTTGTGGCTTTTAGTCATTTTGTATCTTTCTGTTTGTTGTTGGTGTTATGTTTCTCGTTACGGTGTAAAGATACGTTAAACACCCGTACCTGTCAACAAGTTTACAATAACTATTTACGATTTATTTTTAGTCACAAAAAAAGACCAGGCGTGAACCTGGCCTCGAGAGTGATGGTGAGACTACTCCTCGGAGTCCGCCATGGCGTCATTGGCTACGTTAACGATCGCTACAGCATCAGCATCATTGCCGAATATAGTTTTGCTGGAGAGTTTGCCAGCTTTGCGCCATCTTTCATTGATTCGGTCAATGGTTTTTTGGCTTTTTTCGTTCTCTTCCCTGTAGTTCATGATTTCTTTTTGACACTAGTTTTCTTTTTTGGCAACGCTTTTTTCTTTGCTCTCTTTTTTCTGAGCGGGATTTTGTTAACGATCTTTTTGAGATCGGCTTTAATCTCTTTAGCCTCTGCTAAGTCAATATCACCGTCCATCGCTAACAAGTCAATGGGCTCGGACAATGCTACGTTGAGCTTGTCCCTGGCTGATTTCCCGGTGACTGATTTAGTGCCTTTAGCAAGTCGCATTGCTCGAGCAACAACCTCCAGCTTTTGGTTAACATCTTTTGTTCCAGACTGCTTGATCTTTTTCCTGACTTCCTGGATCTTGCTTAAAGATAGCTCGTAAACTGCTTTTGACAGTTTGCTCTGCTTCTTAATTAGCTTGTCCCTGTCCGCCTGTTCCGCTGGTCGACTGAAATCTTCAATGACGATGTTCTCTGTAATAAACTCAAAGACATTATGGTTGGATGCAATTTCCTCTATTTTCTCGGCGCTTCTTTCAATTTCGGCTTCTAGGTCACCATCGTAAAACTGATCGCCAATAAACATTCCATCGGCTGTTTCTGTATACCCAGTCAAGAATGACTGGCCGTTACCATCTGTCAGTTTTGAAAGATCCTCGTAAAATTCAGCTTTCTGTTTTGCGCTCAATTCTGTTGTGTCAAACTTGATGGCAGTGTTCAGCTTTCTTTCCCCTGACAACTCTTCCAGCGTAGGGCGTCTCATCAAGTTCCCACCGTCTTGATCCCATGCAAGACTCATTGCCTCCATGACTTCCCTGGTCTCGTTTGGCTTGCCTCGAAGCTCTATGACAATGTTTGGAGTCACTGCACTTTTACCCCCCTCCATGTAACCGCCCTGCCCTGTTTTAACTTTGTTGACCAGAACGGATGACTTGACCGTATCCAGAGCAGATTGCAGTTCTTCGACCAAGTTATCAGCCACTGCCTGAGTCATGGGCTCAACTCCCACTTCAGACTCTAGATCTTGAATAGCTTTTGCTTCAGCGCTTTTACCCTGACTGGTCACTTCAATAGGGATTGTCTGCAACTCTACTTTATTGTATGTGTCCTCAATCAGAGCAATTGCTCGAGCTGCTTTATCAGAGATCTTGTCAGCAACATCCCCGCCCTCGAACATGACTTTCAGGGCGTCAGTGAAATCGTTGAGACGGTCCCCAAACAGGACCAACTCCCTGTTGGATAAGTATGGATTATCGAGCTTCTCAATAGCCCAGAGTATCTCTTGAGCGTTGCGAGCTTTAATCTTTGTCTTGCCGTAGAAAGAGGCTACTCCCTGACTATTCAGCTCATCTGCAATTAGCCCATCAATCATTTGCTGGGCATCGTAAACCGGTCCTGATCCGCCGGGAGAGAGTCCGCCCTCATCGTTCTTGGCGTAATAACTCCACTTAGTGTCACTATCAAATCCCTCGGCTTTTCGAGCTTCCCAGGATACTGGATCCCAGTCCCGGCGACCATCAATCTGAAACGCCCTGGCAAACTGGTAATCCAGTTCCATTGGACTTGTTGCTGCTCGTTTCTTGCTTTTTCCATCATCGCCCGTCACTTGAATTTCGGCATCAGATAGAGCTTTGTTCCAGAGGGGATCTTTAAAAGTTGTTTCCACTCGGTGCTTGGGAACAGACCAAGCAAACTCTTTCTTAGTTTCCCTGCCTTTGGGAGTAATCCACGCGGGATGCGCGTAACCTTTAGCGGCCATGTCCCACATATCGACAGTTGCCAATCCATCCAGAAAAGTCTGAACTTGATCCTGTTTGTCTTTCCCAAACTCACCTGTCTTGTGTAGCCCTAAAGTCTTTGCTACTCGCTTTTGCAGCATCAGAACATCGTTCTTTTTACCCTGGGCTGCTGCCATGTCTATGAGGTCAGCAAGTGCATTTAAATAAAAGTTGCGAACTTTATCGTCCGCACCAATAGCATCTTTTGACAGAACATCGAAATGATTACCCTGGTTCCAATCAGACGCTGTTTTCTTGGCGCCCAGTTGTGCTGTCCCCATCCCTATTTTAAACCCGGCTGAAGCGCCAACAGGGGCCATTGCAGAGCGAACGCTCTTGGATGAGTTGGAACTAACTGAAGACCTCGGGGATCCTAAAGCGAGCAGCCGAATTATAAGATCGGCGGCGTCATACTCCGACCTGTTCTTGGGTTTGAGTTGTGTCGCTATGTTGAGACCAACTCGAGCCATGTCCTCATAAAACCCGGCGCTTCGCTTTGCAAATTCCGGATCGCGTTGCCTCATTGCCGCTATCCGATTTACCTGCTCTTCAACGATGTTTAACACCTCGTCATAAGTGTCCGGAACACCCACGATATTCTCATTCACCAAACCTCTTCGAGCTGGAAGAGCTACTGAACTGGAGTCTGGGTTCTTGGGATAATCTGTTATACTGAGACCAACTTGCGTTCCTGTCTTATCGCCAACGTCCAACTTCTTCAGACGCTCTTTTGAGTCGATAGATCCAGGCTCATATCTGCGACCGGGAACAACCCTGGTTGTTGTGATGCCTTTGTTAACCGTTAACGGATACGGTTCCTGATACTTTACAGGATCCAGCATTTCATATCCGTATTTACCTGTCTCAGGGAACGCAAACTTTGATTCTTCAGTAACAAAATGCTTGTCGAGATCAGCGTCAAACTCCTCTTTTGTTCCGTAAAACTTTCGAGGGCCAATGGTCACTTCTCCAACAACTCGAGCTTCCGATCCAACTCCTGTAGTGCGGATTATCTTTAAGCGCTTACCTATCTGAGAGTCCAACCGAGTATTGGGCCGAGTTTCGATAGTCTTCTCTCCGCTTGCGATCAGATCAGCAAATGGTGCTCCATCTTCGTTGCGAACATTAAAACCGCCAATCTCACCAGGCTCAAAGTTTCTCTGAATTCGTTTATACCCAGATCGGCTCAGTGGCATCCGAGGTAGATCCGTTGACCTAACAGAATTAATGCCGTCTAGTCGACGAGTCCTGATCAAGTTATCTTGGCGCTCTGGGTTGAGAGCTTTGAGCATCGCGTCCTGTCGGGCCTCGTTGTTCCTCCAGTCGATGTCTTTCTTTTTAAAGCCTAGAAATGCAGACAAGCGATTGGCTTTTTGCCGGGCTATTTTTGGATCCGCATCCAGCCCAGAGGCGAGTCCGCCATCAAACTGTTCAGGCGGGTTGATCGTGTTCTCGAGGTATTTAGCAAGATCTTTATTAAACGCGTTCCTATCATTGCCCCAGACGCTTAGAATGTACTTTGAGCGCTTACTGTCACCCAGCACCCGGTTGTATTTATCGATCAGGTGAGTTACGTCGAGTGTATTGATCGTGAAATTTCCAGCTTTAGTCATCCGCATGCTGAACGGAATGGATAACCGGATCGTGGACCCCAGCGCTGATGAGTATTGGGCTTTTGCGGTGCTGCGACCGTTCTTTGTAAACAGCCGGGGATTGTAATCCATCTCGATTACGTTCCCTGTCTTGATCGCCTCGTTGACTTTTTCAAGATGCTCGAGAAGCGACTTAGGCATAACGCTCCGGGGAGCATTACGAAGCAGCTTCATCGTGTCCTCATGCAAGTAATCACCAGAGATCTCCTCAGTGTCTTTATCGAACCTCACTGGTTCTTTGCCGGGGATAGATTCAGTATCCTCAATGATCTGATTTGTGATCGTGTCTCGAAGAAAAGTCTGGCGCTTCCGCTCTTTATCCCTGACTGCTTTTTGACTGTCCTCAAAAACAATGTTCCCGTCAGCGTCATAGACTGCTCGCCCCTCGTCATCGTGTTTGACGAGTAAGCTGCTCTCCAGGCTCTTGGCGAGTGCAGTGCCCCGCTTAATTTGAGTCCTCTTGAACGCATCTCCGGTTTCGCCCTCGGCCGCTTCGGCTCGAGTTAGTTTGCCGTCTTTCTGGGTGACTCTGTTTCTGAAATTGATGAGACCGTTGATTGTCGCCTCGAGCTCGGGACTGTCATACGCCAATCGTTTGCCATCCCGGCCAGTGTAATTCTGAACGGATAACGCCTCTCCATTTGAGTTGGCCATGATCCATGAGCCCATGGTTTTGACAACCTGCGAAAACGGTCGAGCTAGTCTAGTTGTGTTATCTTTGAGTCCAGTCTTGGTTATGTAGAGAGGATCTTTATTAGCCAGGAATGACTCGAATACATCCGCGACAACTTCCTCTTTCATCCTCACTCTCTGCCAGTATTCAACCTCTGCCTGGGGAGTTCCTGGAGTCGCGTTATCTGCTCTTAACTGATCAGCTTTGACGATGTCTTTAATCAGCTTTCTGGCTTGCGCCTGTTGCTCTGGAGTCTGAGCGGCCTGGACAAATCGATCTAGGTATTCGCGGTAGTATCTCTGAAGATCCGCGTCACTGACGAGGCCATTAGTTGAAGAGTCCTCACCTCTGCCAGGCTTATCAAACAGTATGGACTCGAGGTCATCGAATGCTCCTCGGTAGAGGTCCAGTCTTTTGAGCGCGTGGATGCCCTCGTGAATACTGGTAGTGCCACTCATTGAGTTGAGGTTGACTAGCGCAATTGGTTTGCTCCCTGCCCGACGAGTGTTCAGAATTTGAACACCCCTGGTTGGACTTACAATCCGATCAGCATCCGCGTTGTTAAATTGGTTAGCATAGTTTTCTGAGACCTCATCAATCTTGAGTGCTTGGTCGACTCCGTTGTCAGTTAAGTATTTTTCAACAACATCCAGATCCGCACCATCCCAGTAGATAAAATCAACGTCAGTGTCCCCAGTGACTCCTCGAGTAAAGCCTTTAAGCCAATTCTCAAAAGACGCCATGCGGGCAATATCTCCCATGCCAAGCTCGCCGCGTTCAATGCGATCATCAACGATCTTTCGCAAGTCGGCCCCAAGAGTGTTTAGGAATGTTTCAGCAGCCGCGTTGACTTTTATTTTATTGTTCCAAAAAGCGCTACGTCCTCCCTGAACGGTTCCGCCTAAAGTGGAACCAGATGCCATGGTTGTGCCGATCATCTCTTCGTCCATGGTTGGTAACACCATGGCCCCGCCAGCAACGCCTCCCTCTATAGCGCCTCCAGCAGTATCTACTACCACTCGAGCTGCTGGTGCGGTGGTTCTCAGAACCGGGCTCAATGCAGGAATATCATTGTATATGCCGTGACCGAGAAAACGCATGAGCTGATGCATCCGGGGATTCGCTCGGGCGTAATCACCATCGCGGCTCATCTTCATGAAGAAATTTTCCGATCCAGAATTAGCGACCTGTCGCCGGGTTGCGGCGAGAGTGTCTGCAATTGTCTGGAACGAGCTTTGCATCATGCCAGGAGAAACACCTCGAACTTTTGCAAGATCGGATGCCTCGTCACCCATTTTTAATTTAACATTGTCGAGCTTCTCACCAACCCAACCAGCGGCGTCAGCGCTTTTTTGCGCTCCAATTTGACCTGCCGCCAAGACTTTATCTTTGACGCCCAACTTCCCAGGCTTTGCAAGTTTGCGTCCAACCCCAGCGGCCAGTGCCTCGGGAGCAAACGGGTTAAAGATAGATAGGAACTCTGCTCCTTTGGGGTTGATAGTGGCGGCCAATGTATCTTTGACCGCTTCAAATTGTTCAACGGACTCCTCATCATCGGCAAAGAACGAAGTTAAGTCCCCCATGATGGTGTCTTGGCCTGTCGCATACTTTTCGCGGTCAGACATATATTTGGCGAGCTTCATTGCTCTGCCGATCACTTTGTCTTTTTTGTCTGCTGGAAAATCTTTGTAGGATCGTTTACGGTAATTCGGAAATGAGTATCCGGATCCGTAACCTCCCTGGAGACCTCCGCTCGGAGTGGCGACAGTGTCAGTGAGAGATTCGTTGAGAGCAATCATGTGACCGATCATTCCCATGTCATACCCTGCTCTCAGTGATCCCTCCGCAGTCATCCCTGCGATGTTCTCGAGAGCTTTCCTATCGCGGCCAGATCCATCGGTTGCGTAGAGCTTGCTGATCTCTTTTGCGACCTCTAATCCTCCCTGGCCGATCTCAGTAAGCATCGGGCCGATTCCGCCGAAGAATGCTTTAGTGACCTGCATGGGAGAGAAATCTTTCTCACTCATATAGGTCAGATAACGATCCCACTGCTCCCGGGAGTATGCTTTCCCAGGTTCAGCTTTCATCATCTTGAAAAGCTGCTCATCATCGGCAATCTCAAACTCATCATAAAGCGATGGCAACGCATCGAAGTCTGGCTGCTCTTGGTTCGCAGTGCTTAACGAGTCGAGAGAAAGTTTACTGAAATCAACCTCGTTCGACTCAGCAGGGGCCAAGTTATCAAGTGTGAGTTTGCTGAAATCTGGTTTATTGTTTGGCATTGGTATCAAAGAATGACTTTTCAGGAACTACCATTTCTTCCCACTGGTTACCCACCCTGTATTTAAACTTTTCGCCAGGGTAAATAATCATGTCCTCTATAAGATCGCGGTAGAGCTCTTTTAGGTAAAAAGTTTTGAGCTCTTCCCCAGAAAGATCTGATGGCCCCCAATAAGCTGCTTTTGGCATGTTTGCCAACTGAGCAGCATCCTCAACATAAGCGCTGACATCTTTCCCTCCAGACACTGACCTGCGAAGCTGATTTCGAGTTATCCTGGCAATAAGAGATTGGGTTGCTGCCATGACTCTCTCGTTTGCGTTGGGAGTGTTCTCGATACTCGCAATAGTTGCTGAGTATCTGCGAACGTCCTCATCCGTTAAAACGCCAGTCTCTTGGAATACACCTTTAGCCAGGACGGGCACGCTCTGAGTTATTGTAGACCTAAATGCCTTTATGTTGCTTACATCTTGACCGGTAAATGGTGCAGCGAATTCTTTAAGACCAGCAAACCATGTTCCAAATTCATTACCCTGTAGCGGTATGCCCAGATTCTTCATCTGCCTCTCGGAACTAGTCACAAGATCGATCGCAATAAATGCCTGGCTCAGTGCTTCAGCCTCAAACTGCTTCAGCTCATTACTTCCAGCAGTGGTTGCCATTTTGTCTTGGAGAGTTGCGTTTTCCGGTAACGCATCCACTCGCTTCTTAACAGTCTCAGCGTTCTTCTGTTGATCTGTTTTATCGTTGTAAATGCGCTGTTGCTTACCGCTCTCGAGGAGATAATTATTCATCGTCGCAAACTGGCTTGCGGACAATCCCTCTTGGCTCCCGTCCACTCCAGCGTCTTCGTAGGTTACACCTAGTTTCATTAAGTGAGCGTCCATTTTCTTTTTACGCCCCCAGGCATCGAGTCTGCTGCGACTTTCTGGATCGCTGGGACTAAGCGTAACGCCAGTCTCTTTGTGCATTTCATCAGCGAGATCTTCATACTCAGTGCTGAGTTCTTCAGCTCGAATGGTCCGATCAATCTGCTTTTTGTATGCATACTTCTGCTGATGCATGTCCATGATCATGCCGAACTTTTTAAGCACCTCTGGATCTTTCATTTCGCTCATGGTGTATGCCGTGAGTTCTCGAAACTTGGTTACATCTTCTCGGTCATTGAACTTCAGCTTGCCAGCTTCGGATGCGTAATAACCGAGGGCAGTCTCGCTCGTTAAGCGATCCTCCTCGGTTCTGCGATAAACGTCTCGCTTTCGTTCAAACTCAGTTTTGCGTTGATCGATTAACTGTTTCTGAGCTTCGGCGTTAATCCTGTCTCGAGCTTCCTGTAAATCGGACGCTCGTTCACGCGATGCTTTGTTTTGCAGTTGTGCCGCTATCTGTGTGCCCTGTGCGAATCCACTCCTAAAACTCATGACCACGCCCCTCCTAATGCATTGCTTGCTCCAGCACCAAATTTGCCGCCTCCCATTAAACTTCCAACTCCGCCAGTGAGTGCTGATGTAGCTGCTCCACCAACCGCGCCTAGAACGGTATTCCACGGGTTCATCTCCGCGCTCTGGAATGCGTTTGAACTAGCTTGCTTGTAAGATTGTTGAGCGAAGTTTGCGCCCATCTGCATAGCGTTTGGATTGAGCCCGGCTCCCTGTTGAATGCCCATCGGGTTGAAACCAGCGGCGCCCTGTTGCGCCCCAGAGATTGCTCCGAACTGAGCAACTGGAGTTATGCCTGAGAGGAAGCTCGATGCGTTAGCTAGTCTCTGTTGACGTAATCGAATGGCAGCGTCGCCAAGAGCAAATCCCTCGGCCGCTGCATTAGCGTCCCCCAGCACATTCCCTCGAGCAGCCTGGGCTCCCCTGATGGACTGTGTGACCTGGCTTCGCAATTCATCACCTAAACCATATCCAGCCTCAAGATCTTTCTTCGCCTCCTCACCAAGCAGCTTTCTGATTTCAGTTCCCTGGGGATCCGAGAGTTCAAGCTCTTTAAGTCTCTGCCTAATTGCTCTCTCACCGAACTCCTCCTGAACGTCCAATTGGCTTTCTGCAATTGTCCTGGCGGACTCAGACATAAACTCGAGCTGATTACGCATCTGATCAATGTCACCGAACCCGGTAAAGTCAGCGGTCTTTTGCTCACCCGTTTTTGGATCCGTGTACGTTACGGATGTTCCCATCGTGGAAGCGGACTCGATCTGTTTCCGGATCGGCAACGTATCGATATCAGCGTATACAGCGGCCTCGTTGGCTGCTGCTATGTCTGGTGGTGCTGGTGGTTTCGGTTTGCCCATAACATTAATCTTTTAAAGTCTCTGTATCTGTATCGTTTTAAATCGTATTGACGATGGCCCCAGTAAATCAGTTTGTTGGCGTCTTTGTTGTGCTCTTCAAAATTGGTAAACAATGTGTATGTCGCAGACTCCCCAGCGCTGCAAAGTTCGTGGAAATATACGTGCTCACCCGTCGAGCAATTCGGCTCCCAAAAATGCGGCACAATATCCCCGGTGAAATCTTTGATCCGGCGATACGTTGCGAACCCGCGCATGATTCCATTTTCCTCGGCGACCATGAGCGTTTTGTTTTTCGCATGGAGGCAGAGGTGCTGTTTGACCTCGGATTCCGTCCAATCTGAAAATAATTTTCCGTTGCCATTCTCGCTCGCAAATTTAATAACGTCCTCAATGGTCAAACCTGTTTTTCTAGTGTTTCGATAAATGCTCCGAGGTTCACATTTCGCAGTGCGATGTATCTCTGATCATCCAGTTCCAGTCCGGCCTCGGTAATTTGAGTTGCCGTTGAATTAGTGATTTTGACCTGGAACTCTCGTCCCTGGTTCGTCCCTGTTAAACTCATGTTGTGGCGTACGATTCCTGGCTTGCCTAACACCGCTGGAAGAACAAAGTCCAATCTCAATTCACCAGTTCCAGTGTCGACTAGTTGACCGCTATCTAGGATCACTTCGTCGCCTCCATCGGGGATCAGCGTGATGTTCGCTCGAGCTTTGCTTTTAAAAAATTCTACTTCGAGAAAATCACATGTCTTCGGTGATATAGGATCGTTAAACGTAAGACCGCGAGTAAGAATCTCGAACGGCACTTGAGTGTAACTGGATCCCAGGTAATCGGCGTAATCGTTTTCGGTGGTCGAATCTTCGTCTATATGATCGCGCAAGTAAGCGACATTGTTGTTAGTTGTATCCGCCCATACCAAACGTCGACGATCATTCAATGGCTCATAAATATCGAACATCGATGGTTGCCATCCAGACCACCTCCCGGCCCATTGTTTTAAATTGGTATCGTATACCAGGACAGTGTTAGGAACAGTTGAAGATCCTGTTGGAACTGCGAGTATGTATCGGCCCCTCCAAAATGACGCGCACGATTTTAAAGCTGAACCCCAGTTGATTTCCTCAATGATATCTTGGATAGGTAGCGATATAGGATCGCTGGTTGCAATCTGGTCCTGCTGGAATGCAGTGCCTACTGAACGAACACCGTCTCGGCTGAGAAAGAGTATATCATCCCCAACTCTGACCGCTGACTTTTCTGCCAGGCAACCAACTTTATCAGAGACCATCTGCACGTTGTATTGGTCAGGCGTCAGTGATGGGTTTGCATCGATGACGTAAATTGAATTCTCTTTGAGGATCGCAATTCGGAAATCTTTAAACGGGACAATCGCACGTATCGCATCCGAGCTACCCGTTCCAACCCTGATGGAATTTAGCGGAGGAAATGCATCTCCTGTTGCAGAGTCTGAGTTGCCCGGATCTGAACTTTCGGTTCCGCCAGCATCATCGCTACCAACCTCGGGCAAGATATGTGACACATGAAGCGTGTCGATGCCTGTCGCACAAAACAAACGAAACATGTGAGATGTTAGCGCTCGAGTATTTTCCGGTGAGTCCGTATCTGCGATCTCAACGGCAACATCGTAACTGACGATAGTGCTAACATCATCCCATACACTGTTGCCATCATCATCAACCAGAATGTCCTCAGATCCAGTCTGACGAACAGCAAGTATGTCTCCCGTGCCATCGGTAAAATATACTGCTCCATTGATTTCTGTTACACTGCACTGATGCGGTAAAGCCGAGCTATCGTATTCCCCGGTGAACAAGATCCCGGTGGTGGTTGGCGTATGCAGATACACATTGCCATCTGCAAATATCATCAACCCGTAATCCCAGGTGGTGACTCGCAGGGCGATGATCGCGTGGATCGTTGTGTATGTATCGTTGGAGATCTTCCAGGCGCCGCGCCGAGACTTTGTAATGCCAGCAGTCGAAAGCTCTATGTTCTCGAGATTGCTTGCCAAGACGGGCGGGATGGTCGATGCGCGACCGTATGAGTTGATTCCCTGGATGACTGGTTGGGAATCATAAGTAATCGGATCATCGGTTGCATCATTGAAATAGACTGGCATCTTTAGAATCCAAAATCGTGACGGTCATACTCACCGTTTACATTCGGTTGCAGTGTGGAAATGGCAGCAGACTGTCCACGCTCAATGTCTCGAGCGATCTCAAGTAAACTGGATGCCTCTGAATATTTAACCTGGGCTTTGCCGTATTGCCTGGCCCGCTCTAACATGTCTCCCTCGCAAAAAGAAATGATAGCGTTATCGATTCCTCGGACTTGCGGCTCATCATAATCATGCCGCATTGGCCTGACTCGTTTCTTGCCAACAACAATAATTTTTATCGTTTCGCCGTCGACGTAATCCGGATTGAGATTAAGCCGAACGCGACAAAGCGAATACTTGGTTGAGTCCGCCGGGATAGTTTCGGTCGATGCACCGTTTGAGAATAATACATCACCAGCAGTGATCTCTTTGGAAACGTAATGCACCTCATCGAAATCTTGAGCACCGTAATAATTGCTCGATGATAACGTGAGTGATTCGCTCACAGGGCGGGAATTGTTCTTACCTTTAAAGTAAATCGTCTTACCGCTATCGGAACTATTAACGTGCGCTTTGAGCTGTATTTTAAATGGTTCAGAACTCGTTAGCCTGGATAGTGCGACTGGTTCGATTTCAGTGAACGCTACTGGTTTGCCGGTGCCTAGAATCTGGTCTGGCTGAGTGCGAACCAGGGACTGCAAATCGCGATACGCCATTAACTGATCGTCATAGATTATGTTAATCGGACGAGCGATCTCGTAGGGTAAAGTAAACTCCTCTTCGTAGCTTGTGCTTACAGATGCGTTAGCAGTGTATGGGTTAGTGTCCGGGGATTCCCTAGTTGGCAAATCGAACTCTGAAATGACCAGAGTGTCTTTCCATAGCCCGGTATCGACAACCATCTCATGACGCTGACGAATAAAGTCTTTGGCAGCATTGATGGATGAAGCATCGGTTTTTCCGAGCTTGTTGCAGACAAAATTTGCTATTGCTGAGAGTGTCATAAAGTAGCTGCTACATAAAAAACAAAGTCATCCTCTGATGCGTCAACGTCACTTGTTCCAGGGACTGCAATAATGATTTCCGTTGTAGTTATGTCATGCACCCAGACTTCTCGATACCAACTTTGAACATCGCCACTTACCGCTCGGGCCGTTGCTGCTGTAATTATAGGTGTAGGTACGCTTGAAGCAGTTGACGTGAAAGTCAAAGTAACTAGCGTGTAATGACTATTAGAAAAGTCCAGGGATGCTGAAGTGCTTACATTACTGGATTCAGAAACAGTAACCGTCCCGGAACTGGAATTCATGTCTGCAAATGAGAGTTTAGCTCGAGCAAAAGCAGTCGACGTTAAACCTCCGAGCGAACTCTGTAAATTCTGGTAAGTTATTTTCTTAGGCGCGGATCCACCGTCGAGGACCAGGAACTCGTCCGGGTTTGCGATATCGCTCGAGCTCAGAGCAGTGAGATCGTTGACCGTCTTATATAGATTCTGGATCTGAACGCTTTTATTTACTCCGGCATTTTTGTCTTTAACCAGCAGTAGATCGTCCTGGCCGGGATCGCTTATCTCAGTATGACCGCTGATCATTGTGGCGCCTATCGCCACATTATCTATGGTCCCAAAACTAAGTGTGGCATCCGACCCTCCAGAAACTAAAACCGTGCCAGTGGCGCCTGGGCTCAACTCTTCGAATACTCCGCCGGATCCACTTTGAACGAGCGTCCCCGATGTACCTCCCGACGCATTGCTTAACGTCGAGAGATTGATTGTGTTTGCGCTTAGACTGGCCCCAGTGACTGCATTGGGCGCGAGCTTGGCGGACGTAACCGAATCATCCAGGAGCATTCCCGTGGTGATCGTGTTCGTTGTGATCGTGCCATTGTTGACCAGGTTGTTTAACTTGGCAGCAGTGACCGTTTCACCATCAGTGAAAGTATGTCCGGATGATAATCCCATTATATCAGATCTAAAAGTTTTCGGATGATCGAGAAAGTGCCTCGAGATTTTTGATCTTTAACAACTGACTTCATTATCCCGCTGATCTCAATGTTGTGCTTCTTGAGCTCGTCTTTGAGTTGGTTGCCACAATCCAACGCGGAGATCGTAGCCTCTTTATATTTTTTTGAGCGAATCGATGCCCCTATGCTCAACGCCGATAACGCGAGAAATGTAATAAGCGATCCGAACGGTATATTAAGTTGGCCGGGTAGCTCGGCTGCTGCTCGGGAGCCCGAACTAACCACCCAGTTTGTTTTGCTTAAGACAACGTCGACCGGCCCTAGCGGCGTGCTCACAGTGTTAGTGTGGTTTGTTATTTGCGGTTCATAAAACCTCCCAGTGAGGCTATCGAGTTGAGCGCATCCACCTACTAGCAATGATCCGAGGCAGACAGTTATGATCGTTGAATTTCTAATCATCATCTTTAGGTTTTCGATAATCGCGAAACGCGTGCATCATCTTGAGTATCGCATATGCGAGTGAGGCAAGTGCGATCCCGAGCTGAATGACAACGTTAATTTCACTCAGCGTAACTGTGACCCCGAGCGTGCTTACTGCCATTAACTTGGCGTGCTCAACCCAACTGTTCATGTCTTATGCCCAAACGCGCGCCGGGGTGTTTGGCTCTGGATTGACTTTGTAATCTTCAAGCGCGGAAGTGTCTTCACCTACCGCGCGAATATTTACGTGGACTCCATCGATGTAAGTTGCTTCAGAGATAATTTCACCCTCTTCACTGAGTTGCGCTGGACTATCCACGATAAGTCCAACGATGTCCGTATTGCGGTAAATCTGTCGCTCTTCAAACTCAACTGGAATTGGCTCCCCATCGGGTTCCGTTGCGTCCTCAAATTTCGTTGGGACTTTCTCAAAAAGCACGGAACGCATTTCTGCTTCGTCTTTGAATTTTAAATATAAATCTGTATAGCTCATTTGATTCGTAGTCAGTTGGTTTTAAGAGGAAGTGAGTGCCGAGGCTGAGGTCTCGGAAATTGAGTCAGAATAAACAGCGAGTCGTTTCAAGTGACCATTGAGCGGAAAGCTGCCAGTGGCAACGTTGCCAATCGTCAGTTTAAAAACTTCGGGCATAACAGCACTAGTGTCTGTGGCTCCTATTTTAGCTCCGTCCGCAAACAGACTTACGCTATCAGTCTCATAAATCAAACAAGACTGAATGTTGTCCCCATTGCTGAAAGTGCCTCCGCTTGTTGCGTTATAGGTCGTACCGTCAGCAGAAACCGTTGAGCGCAGTGCTGCGTAATTGTGTATAATTTCAATTCGATTATCGAGGCCGCCAGCATTTAGACTAACAATACCAGAATACACTGAGCCGAGATTGTTAGGGCTTGATTCTGCGTAAATCGTCCCTCCTCCGTTGTCCAAAAGTGGTGCAGAAACAAGTGAGCAAGAGTCACTTGCTCTGGTGACTCCAGAACTGCTCGTACCCGAATTCACCAGCGATGACGCTACGGAATTTGCCTCAAGCTGCGCTCCCCAGCAGAGCCAACCGTCATATGAATTTCCGGTTGTCTGAGGGTTGCGACCGTTACTAAGTGAGTCTGCTCCCGCAATTAAAAATCCGCTGGTTGTTGTCGATGTAGCTGTGACAGTGGCTGAGGCGCGAAACCAACCGTTGCCAACGCTCTTGATTGTGCCGGTGTGTGCGCCACTGGCTGACAGTGTTCCAGTTTCTAAATCAAAAGTGATATGACCGCTAGACTGCAACGAAGCCAGAGCGAGCAGTTGGACGTAACGGTATCCGGCTGCTTTCAGATACACTGAAAACGTGTAAGTTGTCCCCGAAGCTACACTGGCTTGACCATCATAAATCCAATGAGGCAAACTACCCGCAGTCGGTACCAGTAAATCAGCTTCCAGCTCGCCATTGGGACCAACTGCCGAGTTGCTGCTAATGCTCACATTTTGGGACGTTGACCAACTCGCAAACGCAGAACCGTATCTCTGAAGATTGCTTGCACTCGATTCTATGAGGAGGCCTCTCGGACTTCCAGCTGCTGACTGACCATCCGTTGCGGGGTCATATTCAAATCTGGGTTGGTCGCTAGAGTAACTCTTGAGCGTGGGAGCGAATTCGCGGTGTACTTGGGAGCCACTCGACTGGTAAGCAACAACATTTGTTAGGTCGCCAAGCTCGGTCATCATGCCTCCCCAAAGATGGACCGTACCAGTTGAGCTTGTTGTGGACTGTCGTGCAGCAGTAGAGCTGTCAATCATAAAGACTCGCCACGTAAACGCTGATGCAGTCCTCTCAACTCGCATCAAGCACCGATACCAACCGGTTGACCCGACAGCTTCAATGGCCGCTGTTGCCAGCGTCCCGACATTGCCAACGGTCCCGTTTGCGAGGTCAAAATTCCCGTATTCTTGGCTGCTTTGGTTGTCGCTTATTTGGATATAGTTGTGTGTGCCAGCTTTAGCATAAACGCTAATGACGGGGTCAGTGACTGCAACCGAATTGCTCTGCAAACGCTTTTCAGCAGTACCAGCATTACCGGTCATCGTGGATGCTGTGGTATTGCCGTCTGGGGCTGCCGTTGTGTTTGAGGTTACTGTTGCATTGCTTTCGGACCACGCAGAAAAATCTTCGGAATTCGTAACCAAATTGAGACTACTCAAATGCCGCTCTGAACTAAATGCCGTCCCCGTGCTGGAACGACTGTAGGATATACGCGAGTCTAGCTTGCCCGAATTCGCGAAGTCTAGGTTGAGGCTGGGCCGTTGTGTGGGATAGGAATTTGAAATCGACATAATTTTTAAGAGACAATTTTAAGAGTGCCAGAGTCATTCCAGACGCTGCCGCTTTCTGACGGTGCGGAGGTTGGGAGGTTCGTTAGTTTTAGCGTTGCCAGTGAAGTTCCCTCTGAGCTTTGAAATGCGAGGTCGCCCAAGAATCCGCAGAGTGGAATGTCTTGTGGTTGCGTTCCGATATTTCCTATCTCCAAATTTATCTGAGCTTGCGAAAGGCTCGTAGCCCCGGTTCCACCCTCACCGATTTGCTTCGTGCCGTCTGTAACTTTTACATAACTGCTGCCATCATAAACAGCTTGGTCACCTACAGAGTATGAGCCGAACGCGGTCTGGATGACGTAAAAGTCACCCTGAGTTGTGCTCGTTAAATCCCCGGCAGAATTTGCGGTGCCAACGAAGTTAAGCCCCTGAGAAAGCGTGTCTGGAACCTGGCTCGGATCGAGCTTGTTGTCAGACGCTAGTGTCGCAACTTTATAGGTGCTAGGGGCCGCTACATAATCAGCGGCGACCTCTGTTTTAAGTTCCGAGTATGAGACTCTCCGAGTCCCGGCTGATGATGAGTCGACTATCAGCTCATCGGCATCTGCCAGGGTATCGGTATTGGGAAGATCTTTGACGCGTATGTTAGCCATTATATTATAATTGAGTTGCTGCCATCACTGAGCGTGTGACCAGTGTCAGTGGTTATGTATGTCGCAAACGTCCCGGTGCTGGACTCGGTTAGCTTGCGACCGAAAAATATACGATGCATTAACGCAATCATGCTTTAGTCAGCGACATGTCGCCGCTAGTTAATTGGATTTGCGTTATGTCCAATCGCCAGAGAGTTCCCGCTGGCAAAGCTAAACTGGTGACACTACCCTCGGCGGACGAAGTCATGCTTGTGATTACGCAGTCACTGAGACACTGAATGTGCGTAAATGCACCTGTGTAGGATGATGTGTCCCTAATTACTTTTACTCTGCTGGACGGTAGATCGTTCATAGGTTCCAGATTTTCTTAATTTGTGTTTTGCTAAATTTTGATTTCCATCCGAGATCTTCGGCCTGGCTATACCCGCGTTTCATGGCTGCTCTTTGGTCTGGCATTTGTGCGCCAACATTGACCATGCAACCCTCGGGGGTTTTTGTTCTCGTCCAGCTATCTCCGTTCTGGACTATTGTTTCGGTGCCCATAGGTACGTTGACCTCCATGGTGCATCCACTTTGATTTTCAAATGTATATGTTGGCATTTTTAAGCGGGGGAGAGTCTCCCCTCCCCCGTGACACGTAACCCCATCAAGACTCCGCTTGCAGCGGAATGTAGTATGTCCCGGCGCCAATCGCGGCGCCCGAACTGTCGACCAGTTTGACTTTCAAACCGTAGGTGATACTCCCCAGGCTGGACGTTGTCTTAATGACAGATCCTGCACTGGATGACGCATCTCCCTGGAATCCGATTCCAGCCTCATCATCGACAACAAATGTGATTGGTTCGTTGACTGGCTTTTGCGCCAGGCGTACTTTTACTTCGCTCATAATTGTGCTCCCTCTAACATTGCAAGCATGCCATCGCGATCAAGATCGCCGCCGCTCTGGGTTTCAGACTCACCTCCGAGATCCACGCCATTGGCACTATTAGCATAAATACTGACAGTGCCATCCCCCATGGATTCGACGGTGCCCTCAATCGTCACCGAGACAGAATCTCCCTGGCTCGGCATCACCGCTTCCTCGCCATCCATTAGCTGGACAGCTTCAGCGGGTATATCGATTGTGAATGGCATACTGATTATTGTCCGTAGTTAGTGGTTGAGTAGACCCTCGCGATGTGCAGTGGCTGAATGTTTTTCGCGGCGGTGTAAAACTTCATACCAACTTTGGTCTGCAAGTTCAGAGGATCTGACTTGTCTGCACCGTTGGTGATCTGCACTGATGGCGCGAATGGGCTCTGGGAATTCAAGCTCGCACATGCGTATGCTTCGGCACCAACTACAGCAGAACCGTAGTATGCTCCACTAGCTGAGTGTGTGTATTGATCCCCAACAGCGGCGCGGAATGGAAGAGTGGTTTCAACAAAACGAACACCGTGCAATCGACCAATCTCGCCCCTGACAATGCTGTCTGGGTTTGCATAATGGTGAGCGGCAATCCAGTCTCCATCATTCATCAAATCGCGAGCGACCTGCGGTCCGACAACAGCAATATAAAACCCGTTGATTGGAGTTGCGGACTGAATCTTCAAAGATGTCGCAGCATCCAAAAAGTCAGTTGCGTCAACAGCCGTGATGGAAGATCCCCAGGAAGTTGTGGATCCTGAAAAGATGTTGTTTGCAGCCGGGATACCGGTATCATTTCTGAATAGTTCATCGCGGATGAGTGAATCCATCTTTAGCGCTGAATCCCTACCCACTCGAAGCGTGGCTTGCTCCAGGTTGTTGAACAATTCAGTAGCAGATGCCAGATCTGAAATTGCAATAACTTGACCAAACTGCTCCAAATCAACATCGATCGAATCGATTGCCAAAGCGTTTGCTGCCGGGTTAGTGCCCTCAGTGATTGCTGACACGTTTGCGGCATCTCCAGCGGCGTATCTGAAGAAACGCATGGAATTTGATCCGCTTTTTTCTGGCAGAGATTGCTTGGATGCAAACTGATCCAGAACCAGTGTTTCTTCGATAGTATCCAACAAAGACTTGCTGAAGTATTCCTGCAATGCATGCAGTTTTAAATCGTTAGTCCCTGAACCAATGGTTGAAGTTAAGTTCCTACTTGCGTCTGTAGCCATATTTTAAATCTCCTAATTATCGGACTCGCGGATCATTTTCAGAATTGCATTCCGCTGATCCGAGCGCGACATATCGCTAAAGCCCGGCGGACCTGTTCTCCTGGTAACGTCCCCTCCTCCGAGGTTTGTTTTTCGTTTAAAGTTATCGAGCTCTTCTTTGAGCTTTTTGTTTTCGGTTTTAATGGTTTCGAGTTTGCGAGAGTCGACATAATACTTGGCGACTTCTACCGCATCGGCGAATCCCGTGCTGTAAGTTGTCAGAGCGGGTTTGTTATCAAGCAAATGTTTCACCGCTTTATACAACTCACTGTCCGGCTGCTTCAGATCTGGGTTTTCTTCCGAGAGCTTTGCAACGGACTGAGACCATTCCCGTTTAAACTTCTCGATCTCGACAGTTTTAGATGCATTCTGCTTCCGCTTCCGAGAGTCTTCCGCCATCTTCCTCGCCTGTTCAGCGAGATCCGGCTCCCCCTCGTCCTCGAATCTCTGAGCTACCTGATCGTACACGTCCGGCGAATGCTCAGTGCCTGATTGAGATAACTCCTCCGCGACTTTTACTCGCTCTTGATCTAATACGTTCCGGTCCGCTTCGACTTGCTCCCTGAGCGCTTTGAGCTGCTCTTTTTCCTGTTCGATTTTCTTCCAGGTTTTTGCTTGTCTTGCTTCCGCTTTCCGTAACTTTTCATAGCGACTTTCGGTTTTGGCATCGGCCTCATCGGCGGCATCTTCTGTCTCGATCGGTTCCGTTTTATCGGTCTGATCATCGACTTGAACCTCTTCATTGGCAGCGTCAGGTTCGTTCGCTGTAGGAGACTCTTTCTCCGGATCGGAAGTCGGCGACTCTTCCACTTCTTCGCCTGCGAGCATTCTCAAGAGAGACTCGCGATCCATTGCTTCGTCCATTATTTTTCTTCATCATCCGCGAGTAGTCCGTGCGAGACCAACGTATCGAGACAACCTATGCCGTCTCGAAAACCCGCTGCATAACCAACATTGTATTGGGCGTCAGTAGACCCACGATCAATAGACGCTAAACTCTGCTTAACTATCCATTGAAAAATTACCGTTTTAATTTTCTGCCCCAGTTGGCTGCTGAGAAATTGTTCCAGGAGTTTCGCCTCCTCCCGTGTCCATACCGGGCTGGATGTCTTGGGGACCATTCGGTTGAGGCGCCATAGTGTCTTGAGTAGGTTGATTAAGTGCATTTGAAAGTTCTGCCACTTCTTGAGCTAAAGCCTGGGCTGCTTTACCGTCCTGTTCCTGGAACATGGCCATGTGCTGACCAAGATGCTCCTGGATTCGCTGTATCTCGACTGGATCAGTCTCAGCGTTCTGCGATGATTTGAGTGCCATGTAATCGAGCATCGTGCGAACGTGCACCGCATGATCGTCAGTGGCTTTGACCTGAGCAGGAAATCCGATTCGCATGATACCGAGCTCAACTGCCTGTTCCTCGGCGGCATCGGCTGCTTTGAAGTTGGGATCGACCAGTAATCGCTTGACCAGGCCGCTATCGTCGGCCTCGAGGACAGACTTGCGTAGCTCGAGCTGATTAACGAACGGATCCTGTGCAAACATCTGAAATCGACCGAGCGCTTTCTGGTAATGGAAAGTCTTATTTACACCATCAGCCGATCCGGATGGGATGATTTCATACTCCTGGTGAATTGCTTCCTGGGGGACCTGCTCGAGTGTTTCGAGGTAGAAATAGTTCAGGCTGGATCCATCGAACTGATTAAGTAGTGACCAGCATTGTTCATAGAGCTTGCTTAACTGCATGCGGAATGTTCGCATGCGAAGATCAGCGCTTTGGCTGAACAGATTACCGATCGCGGATATTTCAGTTGCCGTGCGCCGTTCCTGTTTGTCCAGGGACTGAGAGATACCGAAATCCGGAGTACTAACTCGCTGTTGAGCCAGGTCCCGGTAGAGCACCATGTGTGTGTCAAAGCTGATCGGCGGAGACGGCATCGGTATCGGTGCAATGTCTTCGGGCAGTATTTGACCTGGAGTAAATCGGAGGTTGCTTGTATTAGGTAACGAACGAGAGGAACGGAACAGAGGACGGTTATAGAGCGTCATGGCGTCATTCTTTTCGTTCAGCAGCTTGGAGAGTGCGGTCTCAAATACAGCAACCAACTCGACCACTCCTCGAGGCGAATACCAACCGGGATCTTTGACCTCGTATTGGAAAGAAATAAATGGAGGCAACCCGTGGTCATAGGGTATCCGCATTGGCGGACGCACGGGCTCATCTGGGTTTTGCGGTGAGTATGTATAAATCTCCCACTCACTATCGTCATTTTGGCAGTATGTCTCCCAGACAATGATCTGCCTCTCATGGGCATCAGTGATTCCCTCACGGACAGTTTGTGACTGTCGACGCGTGTCATCGCCTGCCTGGGAGGAGTATCCTCCGGTGATTGTCTTTACAAAGTCTTCATCTTGATTGAATCCAACCTGGCGCCGATAGCTTTCGGGCGTGTAGTGCTGGATGTGTGTGAATCGATCAGCGGTCTCAAGTGACCTGCATTGATTGGGAACAATCAGGTGCATGGGATCGACAGACTCAAACTTGATCTTTTTGTGATCGAAGTCGTAAGTAGTTTTTAAAATTCCTCGACCACTGACGAGCATAGCGTCAATAGCCGATATAATCTCATCCTGGAGATTGGATTTCTGTTTGAGCTTATAGTCAAACCACTGAGCTGCTGCGGTTGTAAGAGCTGTATTCTGATCTTTGAGAGAGACGAATGAGGCGACCGTATCCAGGGCGAACAACTGTTGCACGTAATACGGTTTGAGGTTGCTGATGATTGTGTCTGAAAGAGGGAAGTGGGCATCGCTTGCACCCGGCCATGGTTTGGACTTGCGTCTCAAACCGTGATGCCTGAGATCATAATACATCTGCTGACGGGTTTCCCAAACGGAACGATCCGCCAGATCTTCGACCGTCAAACTGTAGAGCTCAGAGTAATCCATTTCGGACCACCATATGGGAGGCGCAAAAGTCGCCAACAACCAATTTACCGTATTTTATCCGCAATGAATACCGTGAGTTGTGGATTGGTAACCATCGGGTATCTCAACGCCCTCAAACATCTCTTCAATGCTCGGCCTGACGTATGTGTCCATGTAATCATGATCCGAGCCCATGGCTACTGCCATGCAGACTGCATCCGCTCTATCTGGGCTGGATAGACCTCGGCTTTTCATTTCGCCTTTGGTCTCTAGTTCCATCTTCCCGGCTTTATTGGCCCGGCAACGTCGACTGGTCAACTGAGCCATGAGCACCTCGTCATCGATAAGTATGAGCTCTTGTTTCTCAATGAGCCTGGCAGTTTCATACCACATTTCAGCAGATCGGTTCACAAACGCATCACTGTCTCGGGCCCGGCCTCCAAAGTTTACCCGATTGATATCCCATCCCGCTTCCCTGAGCGCGTCTGCCATTGGGCGACCCAACCCGCCCTCATCACAGTATATATCCTCTGGCTTTAATCCGGCCCGGCGAAACTCAACGATGAATTTACCAACAGCGGCCATGGTATCTTTATCCACCCAAGAAACAATGCGCGTTAGCTTATTGCCCTCCCTCACTGCCAATACGTTCTCATCGGATCCAGCGGCAAAATCTACACCAGCAATCGGTGCTGTCTTTTCATGCCGGGGAGGATTCGTTAAGCATTTTTGATAGGCATCGTAAGTGACCAAGAGACTCTCATCGCTCGTCGCCATGAACTCTCCAAAGATCATCGAACGCACCAACGGATGATCCTCGCCCCAACGTTTTATCTGCTGATCTATCCAGCTTTTCTCAATGTGTGGGCAATCGAATGACGTTACCGTATGCGTTTTGTAAATGTCAGAGTGCCGGGTAAAGATGCGATAAAATTCACCAGAGTTTCCTCCCGGCGAAGACATGACCAACATGCGGTTTGGTTGGCATCTTTCAACAGCCTCGAAGATGGAGTCTTTCACTGATTTGGACTCGTCAATGATGACCATCAAGTTGTCAGCGTGAAATCCCTCGAAGCGGCCAGGATCATCCGTAGAAAAACCAATTACCCTAGAATTTAGTTGGGGAATCCGCAGATCTGTTTGATTGATCTCAATACCAAATCCCTCGACTTTACGAGAGAGTGATCTGATCGTCGGCCATAACTGCTCTTTGACTTGGCGATAGACGCCGGACGTTGTCACGCATACGCTATTGGGAAACATGAGCGCATGCCAGAGTGCTGCTGGGGCCGCGCACATAGCAGTCTTACCGCTACCGTTTGCCGCTTTTAGTGCTACTCGGGAGCCAGGCTTATCAAGATCCCCAAGAACATCGCGCTGCCACTTGTAAAGTCGCAGCCCGAATATGTCCTCGGCAAATCGATCGAGGTGGACGAGCGTTTGATCAAACGCGTCTTTCTGGCGCTGAGTAATTTTCTTAGGTTTATCGTGTGCTGGCATTAGACTCCGATCACTTTACATCCCTGGGATTGGGTGAATTCCATATCCGCTTTCTCCGCTTGTAACGGGTTTTCTAAACCCACTCTCTGCATAACTAAATTTAGAGAGCGTTTACGTTTTAAAAAGTAATACAGAAACTTGCACAGGAACCGTTCATCGTTTCCGTAAAAGTTCCATGTGTTTCCGAATCCGCATTGATGATGAACCATCGGCCTGTTAAATTCATTCTGAGGTTCCAGGTAGAGTAAGTTGTTGACGTAATACCAATACCTGGCGATTGCGTCTCGCATGCTAAATCCGATAACGTCTAGAGGGTATGTGTGCAGACCTCCACATACCGAGGTGTATTTTTCTGAGCGTGTAGTGGGACATACGACAAGAGCATCTTCGCCCCTGGAATAAAAGACGAGAGTGCACGGGTAGTTGCTTTTGAGTATGTCAAAATGGTCTGCCCATTTAAGATCAATATCAATGACCATGGTGGACGAGCATTTCCTCTGACCAATAATGTCGCTCAGCAGAAACCTCCAAAACATTCCAGTAGCACCGATTGATGAGTGCTTCATATAATGAAAGTTTACCCGGTCAGACTCTATGTCACTGGTTGCTCTGTCACTCAGTTCCGGATCCACAAAGATATCAACGCAAACATTACTGTTTAACTTATCGAGATCTTTTATGTTTTTTAGAAGCGAGCTGTAATATTTCTGATTCCAGTTTTCGTTTTTGCTCTGGCCTGTGTGATCTATTAAACTCCGATCAAACAAACTGGCCGATATCACTATCTCAGCATCTGGGCACCTGATTACACTGTGATCAATTTCAAGCAGACGAGTATACCAGTCCTGTAATGGGCAATTGTTAATCAGCCAGTCCAGTGTAAGTTCTGGATTGTAGTAATGAATGGGTAAGTCTGTCCTCATAAACGAACTGCAAAGAAGTGTCCCAGAGGATCGACAGTAGGCTCGAGACCTACACTGAAACCGTTGGCTTGCAAGTGATCTTTCAAACCGTCAATGGTCTCTGTTGCGTGGCCATGGTATTCACCAACGATAGCATCAACCCGGTTTAGCTTTGTGCATTTGAGCAGACCTGGATATTCGCCTCCCTCGCAATCCATTTTTAGAATGTGCACATAACCTGCCAGGTCAATAATGTCATCCATTGATATCGTTGGAGTGCCCGTGCCATCGGGGCTTAAAACACAATTACTGCCTCCAGTATTCGTTTCCTCGAGGCTGGGAATTGATTTCACGAGCAGCCCAGAGTTGCAATGTATCGCCATGTTGTATGGTTTTATTTGAGTTCCCTGGACGTTTTTGAGAAGCTGCTTGTAATTGTTTTCGTTGGGCTCAAAAGCATATACAACCGTAGCACCGTTATCAGCGGCCAGGCGGGAAAACGAACCAATGTGCGCCCCTACATCTACGACAATTTTACCAGCGAATCGGTTTACCCGGTACTCGTTCATACCGTAAACGAGATTCCATATATCTTCGTCCCATGTGCCTGATCTCAATTCAGGTATCATCGTATCTCATTTTTATTAGTCCCGATCCGCATACGTGAGGGATGAAACCGTAGCCCACAACATTCCGTTTAAAGTTTTTGGCAAAATCCTCAATTGCAAATTGGACTAAGTTGTTATGACCAGGGCAATCGTCTATGTGGATGTATCTTGCTTGCGACTCCAGGCATAGCAGCAAGTCCTGATAGCAGTTTCGGTAATCATGTTCCGCATCCACGATTGCCAAGTCAGCGTGGTCTACTTTTTCTATCTGTCTTAAATCACATTGCACTAAATTGTAGCGATCGAATTTACGTGCCTGAAATAAAAGTTTACATCGGTCAGCGGGGGGCCACTCGTTACCGTCTTTATCGTGCGCCATTCCAAAAGTGTCATAGCCAGTGTAAGTCGCATTGTAATCTACTCCGGTCAAGTATGCGTCCGCACCAGATCCACCATGTGTTCCAAGCTCAACTATACTGCTGGGCTGAAGCACTGATGAGATCGCTTTGAAGACACGATACTTGTGGGTAAAATCCTCTCGTTGCGAGCAGTAATACTCTTTATCCCACTGGTTAAATACACTGTATTCCTCCTCGGGAACCCAAGTGTCCTGTTCAGCTACTGAGCTGATTTTTTCGCAGAGTTCTTTAATATCCATCGCTCTTTGGAAAATACTTTTCAATCACGTTTGCGTAACCATCAACCATTCGCGCATACGAATACTCCCGGGCTCTTTTTGCAGAGGCTTTACTTTTAGCCATTAACTCGTCCTGGTTGTTGTAAATGTGTCGCATGATTTGCGCGGCATGATCTACGTCTGGTTCTGCCCAGGCGCCGTTACCCTCGTAATAATGAGTTGCCGGGACCAAGTCATAGTCGACCGGGTAACACATATCCGATTGCATGTATTCAGAGAAACCAAAGAACATGGGCAAAATACTTGGGCGGCCCATGGCAGCAGCTTCGTGCGGCATGAGTCCCCATCCCTCGCCCCGGCTCATGCATAGGTAAACATCCAGAGATGCATACCAATCAGCGAGCTTGTCTTTGGGAAACTCTCCCTGGTCGATTACTATCCGACCGTCAGTGAATCCTGGAAGTGGATCTTTCGGGTAGGCTTTGCAGTGAAGCTCGACTTTCTCTCTTCCCGTGGGGAATGCTCGCGTGAATGCTTCGACGCATTCGTCAAAACCTTTACGAGGCCAACCATGCCTCGTGATACCAGACGTACCGAATACCAGATGTTTGCGAACAGGGAACTCCCTGGGCTGGAATGCATCTGTATCAATTCCAAACTCAACTTTGTGCATCGGGGCTTTTACTCCCTGGCCGGATAGTGCCAGCATGTTTGCCATGGTTGGTATGATGAGAGCTTTGCAACGGTTGAGATTGCCAACCCAGTTTTGCGGTATGCGGGTAGTTTCCCACATGGTGGAGTAAATTGTTCTTTGAGGATCGTCCGGATGTTGTTTCGGCGGATGGATGATTAACGTGGGTGCATCAAATTGTGGTTGCCTGGCAAGTATCCGATCATAACGCTTCGGGATGATGCGAGTCCACGCGTCATCATTGTATGGTATCAGGCACAACTCCCATTTACGTTTGAGAAGACCATCAACGATGATTCTCGTGTGGAAATCGTAACTGGAGTTGTCTCCGATTTGAGCTCGGACAATTAATTTCATTCTGGGATCTGGGGTAACTGGCTCTTCAGTTACGCCGAAAAAATGTCTCAGCAGACTCGCCATCGTATTCCTCCGTAGGTTCAAAATCGGCGAGCAAACTATCAGACGCATCGAGCATTGCGTCGACCACGCTCACAATGTGTGTAGCCAGGAACGATTCGGACTCGGTGCCATCGTTGGAGACTACCTGCCTAGTGATATCAACTTCGCCATCCTCGCTCTGACATACTTTTACTGTGAGAGTAACCATGGTTCACTCATGAGCATATGAGCTGAATATTACAACTCAGAGTTTACCGTATGTTGCTATCAAGCAGCATGACCGCTACCATGAACCCAGCAGCAAAGCCGAAGCAACAGCCGAGCAGGAATATGCTCATGGGTTCCATAGATCGTATTTCATGACTTTCTGAGCGTGGGCTAGTCCATGCGTCTTAATCAGCTTTTGCATTTTACGCATCCGGTATGATCGCCGGTTGCCAGCATTATACTGCTCACGTTTGGCTGCTCGATAGGCATTCGTCCGAGCTCGCTTGCATGGCTTGCAATACCAGCACCTCCCATTCGGCGCATCCGGCTCAGTGTAAAACTCAGACTCTGGCTTATCCTCTTTGCAGTCCCCGCAGATCATCTTCATTGGAATGGTAATCATCGGCGCGTTTTAGCTTTAGGTGCTTTAACTGCTTTGCCAGTTTGGCGGATCCATCGTCCGGGCGAACGCCGATGAAATAGCCAT